ATACAGGTGTACGCAAAGTTCGTGGCGGACGCCACTCCTCATTCTGCAATCACTGCTCATTCTGCTGTACTTCACTCCACCTTCATTACTTCATCTTTGTATTTTTGACATTCTAAGGTTGCGAGGCCCCCGTCTTCTTCAACGAGAAGACCGCAACATTCTCTCGGGATATCTTTTGTGGCGTGTCGCTTTATAGATGTTTTAGTTGTTTCTTCTAGTGTCATCGTTGTTGAGATATTTTGCGTGCTGCTGGAAACCCCCCGAAAGGAAGTTGTCCTTTGGGGATAGCGCAACCCGTATCGTTAACTTTCCCTTTTCTGCTACCCCATCTCATTCGACAACCCGTAAGGGTTTTGGAGCATTCGTCAGCAGCCCAGTACTCCGAGTTGGGAGGGAGGACGGCGTTCGTATCCGCGTCTTGTCCGTTCTCTTTTACGCAAACGAAATAATATTTTATTTTTTCTTTTTCTAAGTATACGTAATCTCCAACTACATATGCTTTGCTTACCAGCCATTTTCTCTGGTTGGCTCCGGGGCCAAGTCTTTCGTTTTTGTCGTTAGCAACGGGGGGTGCGTTTTTTGGTAAACCAGTTTCTCCGGAGAGCGGGTCTTCGTTGATTGTTTCTAGCTGCGCTTTTTCCAAAAGAGGTACGGGATTTTCTGTAACGCTGTTGCCATCTGCGTTGGTTACTTTTTCGGCGTGTTGATACCAACAACCTATTCCCCTGTATTGCCAGACACACTTATCGGCGTTAATTATACGTTTTGGTATTTTAATTCCTTCGAGATCAAGAATGGAAGAGAGTTGATAGGTGAGAATATTTTTGTTTTCTGTTAGTTTTCTTTCTATATAATAAACATCCTTGGGGAGTTCCGCGTAAGGATCTGGTTCGTAACCGTCTGGTAAAGTAATGGAGGAACCGGGGGATAGGATGGTCTCCACGGTAAAATTTATTTTATCTAAATATTTGGCGAAAGTTCTTCTTCTGGTAACTTTTGAACCGATAATATCTCCAAATTTTCTTATTTCATTTTTTAACAATGCCAATTGGTCAGTTCCCGTTTCGGATTGGCTTGCAATAGAAAGGGAAGGTTGTGGGAGGGTGCCTTTCGTGTTAGACTCGAACCCTTCGGCGTTAATTGGGACTGGGTAATATTTCTTGCCTTGCCAGACAATAAAAGAATTAAAAACTTTTATATTGTTGTGGAATTTTAAAATACCATCGTTGACGTCTGCCTTTACGCCCATGGCTATGGCGTCTGAACCCAAAGTGATCCCTTTTGATTCGACGAGCTTATTCAAATCAATTTCAAATAACGTAATTAACGATGAGGGCGTGAGATTAGAAAGCTCAAAGTTTAAGGATTTAATTGAGGATTGAGCTCTAACGTTGTCTGGTGTGTAGTCTGGCATTCTTAATTGTTGGTTTCAACAAAAGAGGCTTTTATGTTGTGGTTATTGTAAAAAACAAAAGTACTATTGAAGCTTGGGCAAATGAAACGTTTGTTATATCCTGAGTCTCCATATATTTCGGGAAGATTTTTAACCACAAAGCTGGAAACTCCCTTTCTGACCCTTAGAAAATGTAAAATAGCTTTAGATTCCGAAGCCCCCCTCATGTCAAAAGTCACTTCCATTTTAATAAGCCCTGTATATATTCCATCTGGGCTTCTTTGTTGGTATCCGTTGCCAAAAGCTACGGAATTTATTTTGGGAGCGTGGCTTGTTGACACGTTGTAGGAGGGAGTCCACAAAAAATAGGGAACACTGGCGTAGGAGCCCGTAATGATATAACCTCCCCAATAGGAAAGATTAGCGGTGCTTATCCCGGCTCCCCCCGTGGCGGGAACTGTCTTTATGGCGTAATAATACCTTAAACTCTTTGGAATTTCGCTATCTCCGATATCTTGACGAACCATAACGATGTCATTTTTGACATAGGCAGCGTTGCTGTTGTGAACTGGAACGTCGTAAATACTGTTAGCCATTTTCCCTTAATCCTTTATTTATTATATTACACATAAAAACAAGTGTAAAATAAAGATAAGGTAATGTTAGGAAGAATCAGGAGAGAGGCGGAAAGTATAACCATTAACGGGAGTGGTATACAGGGGGTTCAGTCTATATCCGCCAACTACTCCTCCGTTGCTCAGCCTCTTAGGAATTTGGGTATAAATAGCATAAAATATGCCCCGGAAGGTCCCCAAACCGCAACTTTGGATGTAAGTAATCTCCTCATTAATACCGTTTCCCCTTCTGCTCCGGTCACTTCCACCGAAATAATGCAAAATTTCACAGGGGATATTGCCTTTAGTGGCGTAGTTAACCACGGAACCAAAAATTTTATTTTTACAGAGGGATATCTTGAAACTTACTCGGTTAGTTGCGCCATAGGAGAAATCCCTCAGGTCTCAACAAGCTCTGTGATTTACGGAGAATTCGGGACGGGAACGTTGGCTAATGTGCCTACGGATTCCTACCCTAGTGTTGTAAATATTCCCAGTTACAGCTCGATGGAGATTAATTTGGATACCTTCAACACTAATCGCGTTAGTTCTTTTAATGTAAATATAGCTACCCCCCGTCTCCCTTTATATGCGGTAGGAAACGATGTTCCTACTGGGGTAATAGCGGGAACTCCAGTGGAGGTGAATGTTAACTTCGCTGTTGAGCTTGACGACTATGAAATAAAGAACATGAGACTTGTTCCTGATCAGACAGTTTTTCAGAATACGGTAATAACTTTGAAAAAGAACAACTCCGACACTACATTATTAACATATTCTTTTAACGATATGCTTTTGACGTCAGAATCTTTCAATGGAGGGGTGGATTCCAATGCGGCAGTTAATTTTAATCTTAGATCATTCATTTTGAGGTAAAAAATGTGTAATACTTGTAAATAAAAGGTTATGGCAACGGTATTTTATGATAAGGCAGCGGTAAGCGTCGATTTTGCGGGCGTTGGTGAAACTCTTTTGGCTTCTGATTTTACTGTTAATTATTCAGCTTCTGTGCAGCCTCTATATGCGATAGGCGGAAAGGGGTCATTGGGTCAGTTTCCAGCGGCAGCGCGAGTAGGGGACGCTTCTTTTAATTTTATAACCACTATTACTGGAACCCCTCATGGCTGCAGGGGAAATATTATTAATTATTTAGCTAGTGGGATAAAACATTCTGTAGGATCAATAGCCTCGGGCGTTACGATAAGTGGTGCGGGAGTCAGTGGTATTGGGTTTTTAAATTCCTACAGTTTTAACGTAGCAAGTAATAGTGTTTCCACTTCAAGTGCAAGTTTCACTTTTTTCGGGTCAGGTAGTTCGCTTCCGATGACCGGAAGGTTAGAGGATCATCTAGCTGGTGGTGGAGCTAGAGGGGCGGCAGAGTTGGCTACTGGAGTAGCTCACGGTAGATATACTCCTCTAACCACACTAAAGACTACTATAAACCCCGGAGGGGCCGATGCAGAAGCTGGAACAGTTTTTGGCGCTGACTATTCAATTTCTTTTAATCACTCTCCTATCTATAAGATCGGGCAAGAGTTTCCGACTACTTCCCTCTATACGACAGCTCAAGAATCCATAAATGTTACTGAAGATATTTTCCAATCTGGGTTGGCGTTTGACGAAACCGCAAGTGATTATACTATTGACCTGAACGGTCTTTCTTCTGCGGGGCCTTCTATGCAATTAAAGATGATCTCCGGAAAACAGGTTTCTACTTCAATGAGCGCAGGTTTAGACGATATAGTAAGAAGCCAAAAAACTTTAACCGCCTCCTATTAATGTGTTTTATTCAGCGAGCAATGCCAAACTTAAGGTTAATGGCGAAGAGATTCTGGCGTCAAATGCTTCGCTGTCTTTGAGCGCAAGCTTGGACCCCACCTATTCAATAACCCGCAGAAATACTAATGAGTACCTTGCCTCTAATGGGGTGGGGGGAGATCTTTCTTTTAATTACTACTTGACGGGAGAAGATTATTTTAAAAGTTTTATCACTGGACAGGGAGAGCGGAAAGGGGAGACCACCGTCATCTCAGGAAATTTTGGGGGGTTGAATTTTGACAGTGGGTATCTGACCTCTTACTCGGTGAATTTCAGCCCTAACACTCCGGCGATAGCTAGCGCTAAAGTTTCTTTTTTTGATGAGCTGAAGGGGGAATTTGAGTCTACAGAACAGCCTCCTGTCGCTTCGGTTCAGGTTTTAAACTTAAGGAACGCGCTCGTTTCGAATGAGGGAGAGGTGTTCGTCTCTGGTGGCGTCGATAATTTTGTTGGTGGTACGTATAATTATACCGCAGAGGTTAAACCGGTATACTTGATGAACGAAACCAAGCCAAGCGACGTAAGTTTTGGCCCCAAACGTGTTAATGTTAACTTCGAAATAGACTCACCATCAGGGTATCTGCCTTTTTCGGGAACGCGGGCAAAAATTTCAGTGGATTTGAAAAATTCTGCGGGCACGGTGGTTGAAAACTTTACTTGTTCGGGGTTAGCAAATCAAAGAAGTCTAGCCTCGGCAGCAGGGGACTACATAAAACAAACAATAAATATCCTACAGGGAGGTCCCGAGGCAATTAAGGTTACTAACGCCTTGGGGGGACTACCAACCGTTGACACAAGCATGCACGGATACCAATAATGCCTACTTTTTATCCCAAAAAACTTTTTACTGTTAGCGGAAAAAACATGAACTTCGTTGAAAGGGTCATGTTTGGGGAGGAGGAGGTTTCTCCTCTTGCGTATTTGGGCACCACGGGGGTTTCCGGAATAGTTCCTTCGGCCGCTTATACTAATGATGTGATATTAGAGACTAGTGATGAAGTATTAAATTTGGGGGTCGCTAACGTAGTTTTGGATTCAGCCAGTCAAGTTGTGGCTAGTGGTTTATTGAGTGATTACGTAAGTGGGAAGGCGGGAGATTTAATTGAGATTTCAGGGGAGAATTTTTATCAAATAACAGATATCAAATTTGGTGGAGTAAACAGTCCATCGTTTTCCGTATTGTCACCAGCTGCCATTGAGGCTGTGGTGCCGGAAAATGCACATTATGTTGGCGTGTCGGTTTTTTCTTCTTTGCGGACTGGTCTTAATGGTAGCACTAGTGAAGCTAGTGGAATTACAAACAATAAATTTGTTCCAATTCCCGAAATAACCGCCCTCAGCTCGGGCCAGTTGTGCTCGGGCGAAACACTCAAGATAAATGGAGCTTCTTTTTCTGGAGTTACGGGAATCTCCATAAACAGTATAGAGTTGGACTCTTTTCAGGTTAACACCTCGAAAGAAGTTCAGGGGATCATTCCTAGTGGGAACGTGCGTGGTGTTCCTAACCTCCTGCTTCAAAGCGGGGTGTCTTTGGGGGCTCCTTCTGTCTTGGCGTTTAAGCCCTTGGCCCGAATAACAGGAGTACAAGACGGAAAGTTGTTGGGTTCTTCCGTAAGGGTCTCGGGAGAAAATTTTACTAGTGGAATTTTATATTCTGGTATTGAGCTCGATAAATATTTGGTTTCTATAGGGGGGGAGACTGGTCTCTTCACCCTCACTAATGACAAATTGCTGGAGGGAACCGTTCCTACTGGGTTAAGCGTGTCAGTTTCTGGGGACGTTGCTAACGTGGGCGCTGGCTCTTTTAAGATATCTTCTCATGCCGTCTCCGCGTATTCAAGTAGTTATCCCGAACAATACCCTTCACAAATAACCTTCACTCCGGGGATTGGGAACCCTTCTATAACGAGCGTTTTTCCGGAAACGGGTATAGGTGGAGATGTTATTACCATAGAGGGAACCGACTTTTTTGGGTTAACTGGAATTAATTTAGGTAACGTGGGCATGGGAACAGAAACTCCTTACCTTTCTACGGCTGATCCGGGCAAGAAGGTTACCTTTACGATTCCAACTAGTAACAACTACGACACTACTGGCACCCTGTTGGGGATAACGTTGTCGGGTTATTTTGGGTACACTGCAGGAACTCACTCTCTGAATATTTTAGGAAGCCCCGGCGTTAGTGAAATTTATCCCGTTTCTGATGTGCTTCCCGGGTCTACGGGATCGGTCTACGGAAGCAGACTCCATTCGGGAATAACCGATCTTTATCTTTATGACACATCTCTAAACCCCCAGTACTTTATAACTGACCTTGAGATAAGCGGTTATGGTTCAAATAGCGATCAGATAACATTTACTTACCCCAACAGCTTTAACACTGGGGTGAGCTCCTACAGGATTAGAACAAAGAATAGGAGGGGGGGCACCACCACTGTGATAACCACTATTGATTCTCCGGTCCTTAGCGGGTTTTCTCCTTTAAGTGGTGAGTATTTGGATACCGTAGTAATTTCAGGATACTTTGAGGGGATAGTCCCCAACGGGTTAAGCGTGGGTGATTTTGTAGTTGATTCCTATACTCAAAATTCCACCACAGGAATAGATATGACTATTCCTTACAACTCTTTGAGCGACGTAATAAACATCTCTACAAGTGGTGGTTTTACGACTTCATCGAAAATACTAGGGGTGTCACCAAGCAAGCCCATTATCTCTGAGTACTACTTGGGGGAGGGAAATGCACCCGCATCATTCAATCAAGATCAAGTATTTAGTGCGGGGGACTCGATGACCATTAGCGGGAAAGGTGTTAATCTAACCACGGGAGTTCTTTTTTCGGGCGAGAGTGATTCTTTTGTTGTGGGGAATTTTATTAGAAAGTCTCCTTCTTCGCTGGTGTTGAGTGTCCCTGCGGGTATAAATAGTGGAAGTGGAAGTTTTATTGTGGAGGATTTTCTTTCTCGTCAAACCGAAAGTCCATACGATATAAATATAACGCGGCTGAGAGATTTTTCGAACTATCTGCTTCCCGGAGATACTTTTCATTTGAGTGGAGAAAATGTGAGCGGTCTGGACGTTAGGTTCCAGTATGCTACTGGAGGCTATATTTCTGTACCCGCTTTGACTAATTCTGTTTCAAATAACATAGACGAAATAACGGTTTCAGTCCCTAGTGGAATATCTTATGGGCGAATAAGTGTGTCGGGAAGAGATAACCCTGAAGCGGGAGTTAGCGTGGGTGATTTTGTCCCTCTTGCTGTGATAACTGGCGTAGCGGGCTTTGGGTCTTCTAACGAGGTCGCCACGGGAGATAGGGTTACCGTGACGGGTGTAAACTGTTATGATACCGGTAATCCTTATCTTACCGTTGGCATCAGTGGAACGGGTAATGCAGCAGGTACTCCTGAGTTTCATTTTTACCATACTTTGTTTTCCGGTTTTTCTACGGGTTTGGGCTTAGGAACCGATACTTTTTATCAATCGATGAAAGTAAATATTGATACTAGTTTTATTGGAACCGGAAGACTTTTCTTGACAAATCCGTGGGACACGGGGGTTGTCGATATGGAGTCTTATCTTAGCTCTGAGAGTTATTCATACGTGCAAAACCAAATGGATTTTTTCCCAGATGAATTTGTCATAGAGGGGACGCGAGTGAATGCCACTGGTTATGGACCTTTAAGAGGGATAACGGGATCTAATGTAGAAATATCTGGAGAAGGGTTTTCTGCCGTTACGGGAGTGGGTTTTGAGGTTCCTACCGGATACGAGGGAGTTTCATCCTGCTACTATGCGGGTTTTACTATTAATAGCGACAATAAAATAACCGCTACGGTTCCCGACCGAGCCATAGAAGTAAAAGGGGAGGTTAATTTAGTTCTGTCTGGAGGAACGAATGATACAGTGGGACCTTTCGAGGTGTTGTTGGACGCTTCGGTTGTGGAGTTCGAAATAAATAACCAAAACGATATTCCTGCTAGCAGTTCTAACGTGACTAATTTTACAAACAGAGAGACTGTAAACGGAGTGGTTTTCTTAGTGACAAGGACCAAATTTCCGGATGGCACGACGACTATTGTAAGTAGCGTTCCCGAGCTTTAAAGGTCTGCTTCGCCTATCTCTATAAAATAAAGTAAGCGAAGTATTTTCTCCCTCCCCACTTGGGTGTTTATAATCTCGATGGGAGATTCCCTGTTGAGGTCAGAGTTTGGTTGAGTTAGCCACTCCGCAACATAATCGTCGTCCATAACGGCACAACAATCATTTACAATATTAACAAATTGAATTAAGTTTTCTTTATCTATTTTCATATACTCCATACTATATTAAAACAAACCGAAACCCTTAAACCTTCTGTTGGGTTTGGGTCTACGTAATGCATCAGCCACGAAGGAAAAATAATGACCTTTCCTTCTTTTATGTTGGATGTAAAGGTGCTGCTGTCGTATTGGTTGGAAGTGTTGTAGCAGTTTTTTCCTCTTTCGCTATGAGTTGATGTTGATGGTGGGTCGGGGGAACATATGCGGTGTTGGGGACGTGGGTCTAAAAAATGAATTAAACCTGAATCTTGAGGAAGTTGAACATAATAACACCCCGAGTAGTTAGATCCCGGATGGATATGGGGGGGATTGAAGTTTCCTTTTTGGTTCGCGTTGATCCACACCTCGAAACTCCAACGTCCGTCATCTTCTTTAGGCCAATCATGAACTTCTTGAACGCTTGTGAAAAGTTTAAGTATTTGTGTCTGAAAGAAAGAAGTGAGCGAAACATTTTCGTAAAACTCCAGTTCGTCCCCTCCGTAGGAGGTTAAAGAGGGATTGTTGGAGGAGTTTTCTGATAAATGGAGTTGGGCTTCCGGCGAAGAAATAAACTCCAGAACTTGGGGCTTGAACTGATCGTGGTAAGGAAAATCAAATTCCCATAAATCAGTAACAAAAAGATCGTGTTTTATCGTTCCTTTTTCTTTCTCCATTCTTCGTATTGTCGACGGCGTTCATCTATTTTCTTGTCTTCTTTTTTGGGGTCTTTTTGGGGAGCGCGTTTAGTGATAGTAGTGGGGAGGCCGTTCTTTTCAAAGTTTAATAGCTTGTCGTTACCGTTGGTTGAAACGAGGACAGCGTCCCGGAGTATTTTTTTAAGTTTAACGTTGTATTGTTTTTCATTTGTTTCCAAGGATACAAATTTATCTGG